CAGACGGTTTCTCGTACGTTCCGGACGGTGAAAGCGTCACGTGATTCTGGTGTGTCGTTCGCGGGGTTCGCGAAGGGCGACAAGGTCACTGTCACGGGTTCCGAGAAGACCGAGGTTCGTGAGTGGCAGGGGAAGAAGCTTTACGACCTTGTGGTGTGGGCTGATTCTGTTGCGCCGGTGAATCGCGGCGGTGCTGCTGCTTTCGTGCCGGCTCCGCAGCCGCAGTCGTGGGATTCGACCCCGGTCGGAGGTGAACAGTATGGCGACGACACCCCGTTCTGACGAGCAGATCATCGCGGACACCGAGGAGGCGTTCGCTGACGGGTGGTGCGTGTGCATCTCATCGTCTCTCCCGGCTGAGTTGCTGGATCTTGCGAAGCGGTCGCGGGCTGAGGTGGCACGACTCGAAGCTCAGGTGGCTGACTTGTTCGACGGGTGCGCACGACTCGAAGCCGAGAACGCGGCGCTGCGGCTCAAGGCAGGGACGCTGGAAGACCAGCTCCGGCTTGCGCGCGAAGACGAGCCAGCGGCGGTCCAGTACCGGGCTGAGCGCGATTCTCTCGCCGCCGTGATCGAGCGCGCGTCGCGAGAGCTAGATTGCGGGGCCTCCCCGTACGTGGTGGCTGCAACGCTCGTCACCGCGGACCCGTCTGAGGTGTTGCGTTCCCGTGACGAGAAGGTTCTGTCCGACGCGCGCGTTCGTCCCGCATTTGAGGCGTCGCTGATCAATGACGGCGAGTTCGAGTACACCGTCTCCGCGGATTGCGACGGGTCCAATGCGCGGTACATGCGCCGTCGCCCGCGGTTCGTCGGCGAGTACCACCCGTGGGAGTTGAGCACTCGGGACGCGTGGGATACCGCGTATCGCCGGGTGCAGGAAGGAGACCAGCGATGAGGCCGACGACGCGTTGGGAGCGATTCATGCGTCATCTCGTGTGGGGCCAGTGGTCCTGGTTCACGTTTGGTGTTCGCCGTTTCGATGATCAGACGTTGGTGGTCGTGAGCAAGCTCAAGGTGATCGTTCCGAAGCGAGGGGGCGTCCGATGAGCGCTGAGGAAACACGAGCCGACTGGTTCACCGCGAGCAACGGCGTCCAGGTTCGCCGCGGTGACGATGGTGAGATCGTCACGCGCACGCCCACCGAGCGGGGCGGGCAGTACGGATACCACGGCAACCGAGGCGACGCGATCGCTGAGTGGCAGGCGTCCCGTGAGGTGACCGAAGCCGAGCGCGAGGCAATGGAGCGAGAGGTTCATCGGCAGCTCTCTCGCCTGGCGCTGCGAGATGTCGAGGACTGGGCCGAGGATGACACCGCAATCGGTGGGCACGCGGCGCGCATCGTGGACGCCGCTCTGGTTGCTGCTCGTGAGGTGCGGTCATGAGTGCCTGGCCCGACACGCCGGAAGCTGAACGCGACGCACTCATCGCCGTCGTGAAAGACCTCGTCGCCCATCTGGCAGGGGGCCGCGGACCTCTCGGGGCGAAGGTGGAGGGAGCATTCGAGATCCTGCACCGGATTCCGAGTGACGTGCTTGCGGAGCACACCCGGCGGCAGAAGCTCGCCCGCGAGCGTGAGTGGCTGGAGTACCGACGCAACCTCGAAGCGTCCCGGGAGGTGCAGTCATGAGCGCCCGAGGATTCGAAAACGTCCGGGTGTGGCACGACGAGATGCAGCGATACGAGCGCACCGGGCGACTCGATGAGGGGCCGTGCTGGTGTGCCGAGTGTGTCGCCATGGAGCTGGATGGCGGAGCCGAGAAGGAACCGGAGGTGCGGTCATGAAGGGCCGCGTCACCCGTTACTCGGGAGACGACATCGCCGCAGCGTTCGGACGGCCGCTCCCAGCGACACTTTGCGCCGGATGTGGGCACCCGAGGCACAATCACCGACGTGAGGTCACCCCCGACCCCGAGGGGCGGCTGTTCCACTCCACCGAAGAGCACTACGAGTGCACTCGTCGCGACCGTCGTCGCAGGGCTGGCGTGTGCCCGTGTGAGGCGTTCGCAGAACCGGAGGTGCGGTCATGACCGGGACTGAGGAAGCACGAGAAGCGGCGCTGGGATTCGTGATCGAGAAACGCGCTGGTATCGACTGCATCGTGGAGGACGGGATCGGTGTCCGTTTGGGCGCGGGTATCCGTCCAGCCACCAATTACGAGGTTGCGCTCTGGGACGCCCTGCAATCCGTCCGTGCCGCGGGTGTTCGTGAAGGCATCCGACAGGCGCGGTCCGCAGTCGCGGCCGAGGCACTAGTTGATGACGCGGATGACGAATTCGACGTGGTGTATCAGTCCGCGATTGAGGACGCTCTCGCCGCTATCGACGCATTGGAGGCAGACCATGACTGAGCCGTACACACCGACGATGGACGAGCTTCGGACCGACTACATCCGCCACGACGTCGAGTGCGGTTCGTACGGTCGGGCGCTGATGAACATCGATACGCCAACGGACGAGGCATCCGGCGCCGCGTTCGATCGGGCAATCGCCGCTCATGACCGTGAGGTAGCCGCAACCGCGCTCGACAAGGCGGCCGACGAGTTCCGGTCGGGTCAGATAACGGGCCTGTTCACCGGTCGCGATCAGTACCCCCGCGAATGGCTGCGTCAGCGAGCGGACAAGATCCGGGAGGGCCGTAACGATGCCTGACGTCGTGAACCACCCAACCCACTACACATCTGACCCATCAGGTGTCGAGTGCATCCAGATCACCCGACACCGCAACTTCAACGTGGGCAACGCAATCAAGTACCTGTGGCGCGCCGGCCTCAAAGAATCAGCCGGGAAAACAGCGCACGCCAAACAAATCGAAGACCTCGAAAAAGCACGCTGGTACATCACCGACGAAATCAACCGACTGAAAGGCAACCCATGACCTGGGACACACTCGTAGAACGGTTGACCCGAACCCACAAAGTCGCCATCATGCGCGACGACGGATCAAAAGTAGTCGCAACAGAAGACGGCCTCATCTCACAACTGCGGGAAGCAATCTGTTCATCGGTTGGGCGAACGGAGTCTGGTAGAAGCGATTCGTCTTCGAGAAGCCCGATGAACCTTGCAGCGTTCGAACTGTACGAGCGCATCAAGGGTGAAGCGAACGACCTATGGGAGTCGGTGTCGGGAGGACGCGCATCGGACCCGGACGCCACCGAAACGATCGTGGCGTTGTGGGCGGCGGCCGTTGGCCCTGACGCCTTTATCGAATCGGATCACAGGACTTCCACCCAAATCCTGGAAGGTTGGGATCGCGCCGCAACCGGATTGTTCGACCCGCCCGTGACGAAGGAGATCGTCGGCGCATGCCCAGAATGCGGCGAACGCGACCACTTCGGCCCAGAGGGCGAGCGCTCATCTGCAGTCATGGCGTACTACTGGCGTGGGGTCGAGCCGGCCGCTCAATGTCGGCGGTGCCGTCGAGAATGGAAGGGTCGAACCGAGCTGATTCAGCTTGGGTATCGCATCGGTGCTGCCGTAGATGAGGACGCGCTTCAAGAATTGGAGGCCTTATGACCCACCGGCGTCGGCGCACCTACGCGGGCCAAGTCAAACTCCTGGTTCCCGACCGCAAGTGCGACTTGTGTCGCGGCGAAGCATGGATGGGGACACTCATCACCGTGGGCGAGAAGGAACTCTGCTTCCCCTGCTCGTGGCGCACGGTAGAATCCCTGTCTGCTGTCTACAACGCCCCAGAGATCGATGCTCTCGAGCGCGTCAAGCACCGTAGGAAGAACGGCAGCGAGGGCCAAAAGGTTGCCGCCATGTTCTCCGGTCGCGGTCTCGGGTACCTGGACGACGACAGCGCCATCCGCCAAGTGGTGTAATGGTACTTGTGAATTACACGCTTGTAGTTTAGAATCGGATCACGCGCTAGAAGTGTTTCTTCTAGCGCTTCTTTGTTCCCCACCGTCCTCCGGGCCTGGTGGGGATTTTGCTTTCCCGGCACGCGCAACTACCTACACACAGCCAGCCAACACGGCTGAGCCTCTCAACACTGTGCGGCTGTGGTCGGGAATCATACGGTCTCGGCGCGACTCCTACGCGGGGTGCGGTCGATGACCCGGCGGGGGAGATGCCCGCACAAATCGCAGGCAGTGATCCGGACGGTACCACGTACCTGCAACCGACTACTCGAACGTAGTCGACACGCGATCGGGGCACGGGGATAACACCAGGCGTGCTGCCACGCCCTCCCGTACACCGGTTCGGCTGAGGTGCCCCGGCCCCGATCTTGCGTGCAACCAACACCCCCTCAAACCACTGCGCCGGTTCAAGGGAAAACGTGATGCGAAAGTTCACAACCATTGCTGCTGGCCTCGCATTGACGGCCGGGATGGTGCTAGTCGCCGGTCCCGCTGAGGCCCGCAAACTGCCACCGAAGGCACCATCGTTCCCTGGGTACACGTGTCAGAGCGTGTACTCGGGTGGCGGATGGATGTCGTTCTGCTGGTGAAATAAGTGACCCCTGCCACGCTCTCGGGCGTGACGCCGGGCCGTAGTGCTTGTGCACGGTGCGCTGCGGGCGTCTGGTCCCGGACGCGTCGGGCTCGTCGGCCCCGAGCTGGCCTTGCGGTCCAGCAAACAGACAGGGCGAATCCTCGATTGGTGGAATTGGGATACACGACGCACTCAAAATGCGCTGCCTTTGGGCTTGCAGGTTCGAATCCTGCATCGAGGACGGTGCCGCCGGTTGGAATAGACCGGGACGGGCCAACTCCTGCGGGGAGTGATCACCCTCGCAGAGTCGCATGTCGTAGCTCAGTCGGAAGAGCCGTTTAGGTGCGCGAGTTCAAGTCTCGCCGACATGTGCAACACAACTGAACACGCCGGAGCCGGGTAAAAGCCGCGGCCGGCCCCAATAACTCCACAGTTGCCCAATGACCTGATGGCCCGAAAGGGGCGCGTGGTGTCTACAGTCTCCCCACTCTTCAACGACCCCAACTTCGTCGCCGACCTGCTCAACACCCACATCTCGTCCGGCAGGATCGAAACGAAATGGGGCATCGCGAAATCCGCCGTGAACAAATGGCGTCGCCGAGTCCGCCAAGGGCAAGCGTTGCCGTCCACCGGCACCCCCGCACACCGTGTCGGTGCTGCGACCGCCGCCGACGACATGCAACGCGACTCCGAAGACCGCATCCTGTCCGCCACCCGCATGGCCGCAACAGCGTGGGGTGCCGCTGAATGGCGTGAATTCATTCGCGCGCACGGCCAAGACCCCGACACGGTGACGTTCCGGTACGGTGTCACGTCTAACCCGACCGGCGGGTACTGGAACAAACTCCTCGACGTCCGCCCGATCGCCGGCAACCCGGCTGATGTTCTCAAGGACGAGGACGTTGAAGCGGCGCAGAAACGCGTCAGAGGTTGGAAGCTCCCGACGCGCACACCCGGCACCGGCCTGGGCGCGCCCGTCGCAGCCGTCCTCAACCTTGCCGACATGCAGCTCGGGAAGTCCGAGGGTGGCGGCATCAAAGCAACCGAACAACGCCTGTACGACGGCCTCGACAACTTCCGCCGTTGGGTAGACCGGCAACGCAAAGGCGGCCGGAACATCAACGAAGTCGTCATCGTCAACAACGGCGACCCGTTCGAAGGCATCGCCGGTAACTACGCCTCCCAAACACACACCGTTCAGCGTGGACTCAGGGGGCAGCAGAACCTCGTGCTGGACGTGTGGTTGGCGTACGCGCGGGAACTGTACCCCGAATTCGACAAGGGCCAGTTCGTGTCCGTCCTCTGCAACCACACCGAGTACGGGCGTCAGGGCGGTGCGAAGAACTCGATCACATCCGACTCGGATAGTGGTGGTGCGTTCCTCGCAGAAACGTTGCAACGCATCCTCGCTGGACGTGCCGAGTTCGACCATGTTGAGTTCACCATCCCGCACGACGAAATGAACGTCTACACGGAAATCGCAGGCGTCCAGGCCGGCTTCAACCACGGCCACAAAATCCCAGGGTCCGACGCAACCGGGTTCGAAAAATGGCTCAACGGTCAAATCCGAGGCGACGAACGTGCATACCGGGCGAAAGTCTGGTTCACCGCACACAAACACAACTTCCAAGCGTGGGACCTCGGTTCCGCTTCAGTGTTCTCGTGCCCCTCATGCGACGGTGGCTCGAAGTGGTTGCGTGACACGACCGGCAAGTTCTCGAACTCGGGAATCTTCGCCGTCCTCGTCGGTGAACACGAACGCCTCGGCTGGTCAGACCCGGCGTTCCTCTGAAACGTGAGTGCGCGGTGGCTCCCTTAATCGTCAAGGCGGACCTTGAGCATCGGACGGGGCAACCGTCTATACAGGGGGCGAAACGCACTCACCCAACTCGTAGATTCGCAGCCACGTTTTCGTAGGTTTGTCACGCTTGGAGACGGTGATGTATGGGCCAGACGAACGGTTAGAACGCCGCTACAACACGGTACTCGACGGCGACGACTGGTTGCTGCCCGACCCGGACAACGACCATGTGGGCGAGGACACCTGATGCTGCCCACGTTGTGTTTCATCGCCGCAATCGCGTTGATCGTGAACGTTCTGATGGACCTCCGCGACGAAGCACTCGAACCCGTCCGCGGTGTCGGATTCGGTCTCGTCGCGCTGATCCTCCTATGGGCCGGATTGGATGCGACATGAGCGAAATGCTGCTCCGAGTCAACGTCCCCGAAGGTGAAGAACTCGTCGCCGCCGTCTCCATATCGGTACGACCAGACGGACAATTCACCGTCCAGGAATACCGGCAAGCAATCAACTTCACCAGCCCCGACATGGTCCGCGCACTCACCGAACTCGCAACCACCCTCGAACTCGAACAACAGTTCACCGAGGGCAACTAATGACCGACCTACTCGAAGACATCGACGTCACCGTGTGGGAGCAACAATTCGAAGAAGTGCAATGCGAATCCGTCATGCACAACGAAAAAGGCTACCCAACACACCCCGCCAACTGGTACGCAACCGGACCATGCGGCGACGTCATCGCAGTATGCGAAACACGCCGCCAACAATGCTTCGGCCACGGCGGATGGAAATGCGTCATCGGCCGCAACGGCGGCTGCTCAGCATTCCACCCCTACGACCACATCCAATTCCACCCCGTGAAGGGATAGCAAGTGGACACCCACGCCGACGATGAGCTGCGACCCGTCCCGCTCATGCAATGGCTCGTTGAAACGGGAACCGTGGACAGAATGACCGCTGCCCTATCAGCCAAGCTCGACTCGCTCGATGACGCCCGGGGCAACGACGGCCTGACCAACGAACAGCGCGCCGAATTGGCGGACTCGTACTACGCCGGAGCTGGCAGCAAAACGCTGAGCCGGGCGGAGAAGGATGCGTACTCGGCATGGCGGATTCATCGATGACTGCTGCTGCGGGTATCGGAACATTCACCGGCCTGGTCGCCGGCATCCTAATCCTCACACTCGGCAAACGCTGGTTCTTCCGCACCCTCGTATGGGTGCTCTCGAGAGGCGATTGATGTTCAAGTGCGAATACCCCGGATGCACATCCGAATACACATCCGCACTCTCAGCATCCATCTGCGAAGACGAAGACCGCGAAGCAGACCAGAACACGCGGCAATGGTTCTCCAACTACCAACCACACCGGAAAGACTGACACCGTGATCAAAGGACTGAGCGACGCACCCAAAGGCACGCTCGCACACGACGTCGACATGCTCGCAGTAGCGCTGCTGAGATTCCGGGTAGCGGTCCGCCCGCAACTACCTACCCTCCTCGCCGGGTACATTCTCCTCGTTGGAGCCGCCGCCGCTGGTGCCTACCTACTCGACACGCTGCCCTAACAAACGGGAAGCACGCGCCACCCAAGACCACCACATGCGGGAGGTAGCACATGGCTGCCCCACGCAACAAAGACCTAGCCAAGAAATGGCGGGCACGAATACGCCGCACCAAACCCGCATGCCACATCTGCGGACAACCCATCAACTACGAAGCCGAATGGCTAGACCCCAACAGCTTCGTCATCGACCACGTCATCCCCTTGGCCAAGGGCGGAGAAGACGCATGGCACAACGTGCGAGCCGCACACAGAGCATGCAACTCCAAGAAACGCGCACGGGTAGTGGCTCCGATCATTCGACGATCCGGATCACTCGGCTGACCGATATCCAGGACACATGAACCCAGGGGGAGTGCCCCCCACGGGCAAGCCGCTAGACCTCCGGGTGTAGCGCTGATCCCTCCCCGCCTTTTTCCACCAAGGAGACCGCCCCAGATGAAGCCGTGTAGCAAGTGCGGGGAGGTGAAGAACCTCGATGATTTCTACAAGCACATGGCCGCACCGGACGGTCGGCGTGGGGGCTGTAAAGCCTGTGTTCTTCGCGCCCGTCGCGCACGGTATGAGGCCGATGGGGAAACGCTCAAGCGCAGGGTGCGCGAGTACCAGGCGCGGCATCCGGAGCGGGCTGCGGCATGGCGCTCGAGCGAGCGGGGCAAGGAATCCGTTCGCTTGTCGACACGGAAGCGCTATCTGGAGCAGACGTACGGTCTGACGCTCCGTGAGTACGAATCCATGTTTTACGCACAGGGCGAGCGATGCGCGGTCTGTCGAAGCGATGATCCGATCAGGTATTGGACCGTCGATCACGATCACTTGAGCGGTGCTGTACGAGGCATCCTCTGTTGGCACTGCAACGTCGGCCTTGGGCATTTCCGGGACGACATCGCGAACCTAGTTGCCGCCGCCGATTATCTGTCCCGATCACTTGAGTCGCAGAACACGGGAGGCCGAAATGCCTCGTAGTCGAAACTTGCGCGCAGTCAACGAGGGCGAGCGCGCCCCTCAGCGTCTGACCCTCACCGAGGCTGCCGCCGTGGGGGATACGCGGCAGATGTTGGTGGCGACGCGGGATCGTATTGCGTTGGCGGTTGAGAACAAGGAGACGCCGGCTCGGGATCTTGCTGCTTTGACGAAGCGCCTGATGGAGACGCAGCGGGAGATTGAGGCGTTTGACGCTCGCAACAAGGAGGCGGACGCGCATGCCGAAGTCTTCGATGGGGAGTTCGACGCCGCGGCTATCTGAGGTTGCACGTCATGTTGTGATCCCGAAGGGGATTGTGACGACGGCTTGGCCGCGTGTGGTGGCGAAGTGCGCCGAGATGGGTGTGACGTTTGATCCGTGGCAGCACGGCATCGGGTCGATTGCATTGGGGAAGCGGAAGAGCGGGAAGTATGCCGCCACGGTCGGTGGTGTTGTTCTCAGCATTCCTCGCCAGGTGGGTAAGACATTCCTTGTCGGAATGATCATCATTGCCCTGTGCATCCTGTTTCCGGGAATGACTGTGTTGTGGACGGCGCACCGTACCCGGACGGCGACGAAGACGTTCGGTTCGTTCCAGGGCATGGTGCGTAAGAAGAAGATTTGGCCGAACGTCGCTGCGATTCGCAAGACGAACGGTGAGCAGGAGATTCACTTCACCAACGGCTCCGTGATCATGTTCGGTGCTCGCGAGCAGGGCTTCGGTCGTGGTTTCGATCAGGTCGATATTGAGGTCTTTGACGAGGCGCAGATCCTCAGCGAGAAGGCGCTCGAGGATATGGTGCCGGCGACGAACGCTTCGTTGCATGAGGCCGGCGCGTTGCTGTTCTTCATGGGGACTCCGCCGCGTCCGTCTGATCCGGGTGAGGAGTTCACGAATCGTCGGGCAAAGGCTCTTGATGGGCGCTCGAAGGACATGGTTTACGTCGAGCTGTCCGCGGATGAGAATGCCGATCCGGATGATCAGTCGCAGTGGGCGCAGGCGAATCCGTCTTTCCCATCGAGGACGCCGCTTGAGTCGATGGAGCGCATGCGTGAGAACCTCACGGATGATGACTCGTTCAAGCGTGAGGCGTTGGGCATTTGGGATCCGGAGGGTAGTTCTCGGGTCATCGATGAGGCGTCGTGGACGGAAGTGGGTGACCCGGCGTCCATGGCTGTTGAGCGTTTGACGTTGGCGATTGATGTTCCTCCGGAGCGTTCGGTGTCGTCGGTGTCTTTGTCTGGGCGGCGTGCGGATGGTCGCTGGCATGTCGAGTTGGATGACGAGCGCAAGGGAACCGACTGGATCGTTCCTTGGGTGAAGGCGCGTGCGGAGAAGAACCGTTTGCATGCGGTGGTCGTGGATGAGTTGTCGGGTCTGGTGGAGAAGCGCCGGGATCGTCATTACCTGATCGGTTCTGACATTGAGGTGACTTTGGCGGGCGCGGAGGGCCGGGATATGGCGATTGCGTGCGCGAAGTTGTATGACGCGGTGATGGATAAGTCGGTTCGGCATACGGATCAGCCGCAGGTGAATGTGGCTTTGTCGGTTGCGACGAAGCGGCCTTTGCAAGGTGGTTGGGCGTGGAATCGGAAGGATGCTGCGTCTGATATTTCGCCTGTGGTTTCGATGACTTTGGCGCTGTGGGGTGCTCAGAACGACAACGTGAAGCGGCCGACGAGGCGTGCGGGATCTAGGACGGCGGTGGTCATGTGACGGAGACTCTTCGAGTTCCGGGGCTGTCCGATGATGAGTCTCGTACTCTCGGGATGCTGGCAGAGAAGTTGCATGAGAAGTCGAAGCGGAATCGTCTGCGGTCGAATATTTACGACGGTAAGCGGGCTGTGAAGCAGCTCGGGACGGTGATTCCGGCTCAGTACACGCGTGTTGCGCAGGTGCTTGGGTGGGGTGCTAAGGGTGTTGACGGGCTGGCTCGTCGGTGCAATTTGGACCGAATGGTGTGGACTGGTGGCGATCTTGATTCGCTGGGTATGCAGTCTCTTGCCGATTCCAACTTCTTGTTCTCGGAGATCGCTCAGGGGCGTACGGATTCGTTGTTGCATGGTGTGTCGTATCTGATTACGACGCGTGGTGTTGAGGGTGAGCCTGAGGCGCTGGTGCATGCGCGGGATGGGTTGAGCGCGGCGGGTGATTGGAATCCGAGGAAGCGCGCCCTGGACAGTCTTTTGTCGGTTACGGCTCGTAAGGATGAGTCGGTTACCGGGTTTGTGCTGTATCTGGACAATCTGACGATCAGTGGTCAGCGTGATGGCGCGAAGTGGTCGATTGATCGTTCGGAGCACACGTTTGGGGTGCCGGCTGACCCGCTGGTGTATCGGCCGCGTTCGTCGAGGCGTATGGGTAGGTCGCGTATCTCGCGCCCGGTGATTGGGTTGCAGGATGCTGCGTTGCGGGCTGTTGTGCGCCTTGAGGCGCACATGGATATCTATTCGATTCCGAAGCTGATTGTTCTTGGTGCCGATGAGGGCATTTTCAAGAATGCGGATGGTAGCCCGAAGACGTCGTGGCAGGTCATTTTGGGGCGTTCGTTCGGTATTCCGGATGATGAGGATGCCGTGCAGCCGCGAGCGGATGTGAAGCAGTTTTCGGCGGAGTCTCCGGAGCCGCATCTTGCGCATTTGAACGCGTTGGCGAAGTTGATGGCGCGTGAGACGGATCTTCCGGATACGGATTTTGCTCTCACTGATATGTCGAATCCGACGAGCGCGGAGGCGTACTCGGCTTCGCGGGAGAATCTGATCGCTGAGGCCGAGGGCGCTATGGACGACTGGTCGGTTCCGATTCGTCGGACGGTGACTAGGGCGCTCGCGATTCAGAATGGTCTTTCGGCTGTTCCTGATGAGTGGGCGTCGATTGCGCCGAAGTGGCGTTCACCGATCTATCTGTCTCGTGCGGCTCAGGCGGATGCTGGTGCGAAGCAGTTGGGTGCTGGTCCTGAGTGGTTGAAAGAGACTGAAGTTGGTCTTGAGCTGCTTGGTTTGGATGATCAGCAGATTCAGCGCGCGTTGGCGGAGAAGCGGCGTGTTGCTGGGCGTGCGGTGTTGACGGCTTTGGCGTCGCGTGCTGGCGCGCCTCAGGAGGCTTCGGCTGATGGTGACACCACTTGAGTCGAGGGCGGCTCTTGAGCTTGTGACGGGGGAGGCGGTTGCTACGGCGGCCGCCTTTCTTACGTCTACGGCGGGGTCGCCTGAGGCGCGCCGTGCTGTACTGCTTGAGGGTGTTCCGCAGATCGTTGGGTACTTCTCTGAGGGGTCTGCTGCGTTGGCGGCTGATTTCTATGAGGAGGAGCGGGAGCTTTCCGGTGCGCGCCGGTTGTTTGTGCCCGAGTTGGTGATCGCTGATCGGACGGTGAAGGAGCGGCGCGCCATCGTGTGGGCTGCTGACCCGCTATTCGAGGGTGACGAGTTGTTGGCTGCGTCTCGGCTGGCTGAGGTTGTGCAGCTTGGGACTGCCAGGCCTTATCGGGACACGGTGTTGGGGAACCGGCGTCGTGACCCGGAGGCGGTTGGGTGGCGGCGTATTTCGTCGGGCAATGGCTGCAAGTTCTGCCGGATGCTTGCCGATCGCGGCGCGGTGTACAAGCGGGATACCGCTACTTTCGCGTCGCATGAGCACTGCAATTGCACCGCTCAGCCGGTGTTTGTGGGGAGTGAGCCGGGGCCGGAGGCGTCGGTGATGCAGTACACGGCTTCGAAGCGGGGTCGCACGCCGGCTCAGAAGGCTGCTCTGCGTGCGTATTTGAACGCGAACTATTGATCTTCCCCGTTTGGGGATAAGCGCTACGGCCGCGCGAAGGCCGGTTCTGATGTCCGACGGGACAGAAACGGAGATACCGATGACTGATGCATCCGACGCGGTGGGCGACAGCGCTGACAGCGCAACCGACACCAACGGGGGCACCAAGGAGCAGACGTTTACTCAGGCCGATGTGGACCGCATCGTCAAGGAGCGCGTGGCGCGCACCGCGGCGAAGTATGCGGATTACGACGACTTGAAGTCGAAGGCTGAGGGCGCGAGGACGCTCGAGGAGCGGCTCGCCGCTGTTGAGGGCGAGTTGACGACCACGAAGGCGGAGGCGCTTCGTACGCGGATCGCGAGTGAGTTTGGCGTCAGCACGAAGCCCGGCGCGAACGGTGAGCCTTCCGATGCTGATTTGTTCCTCACCGGTACCGACGAGGCATCTCTTATCGCGCAGGCGCAGCGTCTCGCGGCTCGGGAGGCCGACCGGAAGCAGCACGGCAATGTCGCCCGGAACGAGGGCGATTCCAAGCAAACCGGCGAGAACGGCGACACCAGTTCCTTTGTGACGGAACTGTTCTCTTCTTCCGCCGACTGACAGAAGGAAGTACATCATGGCAGTTATTGCGCAGAGCAATATCACGCTCCCGAAGAACATCGCTTCGGGCTTGTTCTCGAAGGCGCTGACCGGTTCCGCGGTTGCGGCCCTGTCGGGTGCTGAGCCGCAGCAGTTTGGTGAGGTTACTCACATGACCCTGACGGGTCGGCCTCGTGCTGAGTACGTTGGTGAGGGTGCGGACAAGTCGCACACGACTACCACGTTCGGAACGAAGGTTGTGACGCCGCACAAGGTGCAGGTGACGCAGCGGTTCAACGAGGAGGTCCAGTGGGCTGACGAGGAGTACCAGCTTGGTATCCTCACCACGCTTGCAAACGAGGGTGGCCTTGCGCTTGCCCGCGCCCTTGATCTGGGCGTGTTCCACGGCATCAACCCGCTTACGGGTAACGCGATCGCGAGCATTGTGGCTGGTGACCGTATCGGGACCACGACTAACTCGGTTGAGATCACGACTGCGACTCTGACTACGCCTGACACGGTGATTGAGCAGGCCGCGGGTCTGGTGATCGCTGACGGGTACATTCCTGACGGCATCGCGTTCGACCCGACCTATGCGTGGACTGTGGCGACGTCGCGTTACACGGATGGTCGCAAGAAGTACCCGGAGCTTGGTTTCGGGTCGGACATTTCGCAGTTCGAGGGTCTGCGGGCGTACAGCTCGTCTACTGTTTCGGGACTTCCTGAGGCGGCGGCGAACTCGAACATCAAGGCGATCGTCGGCCAGTGGGATCTTCTGCGCTGGGGTGTCCAGAAGACGGTTCCGGTTGAGCTGATCAAGTTCGGTGACCCGGACGGTCAGGGCGACCTTAAGCGCAAGAACCAGATCGCGCTTCGTCTTGAGGTTGTGTACGGCTGGGGCGTCATGGACCTCGACGGGTTCGCGACCGTGAAGGACGCGGTGGCGAATGTCTAAGTTCCGTAATCGTGATACGAACGTCGTTGTGTCGGTCGCTGACGAGAAGGATGAGCGTTTCGGGGAGGGCTGGGAGCCCGTGAAGGACCAGCCGGCCCCGCGTTCGAAGAAGTCCTAGAGGGAAGGGGGCGGTCATGTCTGTGACTCCCGTAATGCTTGCGGTTGCTCTTGGGCAGGCCGCCCCCGTACCTGGTTCGATTCAGGAACAGCAGTGGCAGTTGTGGATTGATGACGCGACGATGCTGATCGATTCGCGTGCGATCAAGATTGGTGTGAACCCGACGTCGATCGATGAAGCGAAGTTCGACTATGTGGTGCGTGAGGCTGTTGTCGCGCATATCAAGAAGCCGGATGATGCGACGCAGGTGACGATTTCGGTTGATGATGCGTCGACTTCGAAGTCGTACCGGTCGGGTAATGGTCGGGTGAAGATCGTTGATGAGTGGTGGACGTTACTTGGCTTGACCGAGCCGTCTGGCGCGTTCTCGATTGACATGCTTTCGGAGGGGTCGCGGCATTTGCCGTGGTGCTCGTTGAACTTTGGCGCGGTGTATTGCTCGTGCGGTACGGATATCGCTGGTTCCCCGATTTTCGAGCGGGGTGACGAGTGGTGACGTTTGCTGCGGATGTCGTGGCGGCGTTGCCGGAGCTGCAGCGGTTGGCTGAGTCGATCATGGTTGACACGGTGTTGATTCGGCGTCGGACGGGTTCTGTTCGGAATCCGGAGACGATGGAGAACGAACCGACTTTCGCGACCGTATATGAGGGTCGTTGTCGCCTTGTGATGCCGTCTGGCGTTGTGTCGGATGCTGATTCGGTGTCTGAGTTGGTGGCATTACAGCAGCCGCGTCTTGATTTGCCTGTTGTGGGTTCTGAGGGTGTGTTGCCTGATGATGTGTTCACGGTGACGGGTTCTGATGGGTCCGTGTCGGGTCGTGTGGCTGGTGTGTTTCCGCAGTCGTTGAAGACGGCTCGTCGGTTGCCGGTGGTCATTGAGTCGTAGGGGGTCCGATGAGCATCGATATCGACTTCTCGGAGCTGACCAAACTGGTTGCTGATCTGAACGATGCGCCGCGGAAGGTCATTCCGAAGGTCGTGCAGGCGTTGCACGAGTCCGCGAAGAAGGTTCAGGAAGACTGGCGAGAACCCCTCAAAGGATCTGAATACGTTCCTGGTGGTGCCGGTTCGGTCACGTATGACGTGGAGGCTGGCGGGTCACTGTTGGCGTCGGCGATCACGGCGGAGGTTGGGCCGCGTACCGGTGGGCCAGGTTCCCTGGTCGCCATGCTTGAGTACGGCACTCCGACAACTGGGCCTCGCGGTTACGGTGCTGAGGCATTGCGAAGGAATGAGGCGGCTTTCGAGCGAGCCGTCGGCGATGCTGCGGAGGACGCGTTTTGAGTGCTACAGCACATCACGAGGCGGTGGTCGCTTTCTTTCGGGATGACCCTCAGTTGGCCTCTTCGACGTTCGAGCTGGGTAAGGTTCCGACCCCTGCGCCGAGCCGGTATGTCGTGGTTGTGTCGTCGTTGGGTGATTGGTCGAAGTCGCGTTGGACGGGGTTGAAGGATGCTCTGACGACGACGCATACGGTGTATTGCGTTGGTGATGCTGTGTGGCAGGTTCTTGCTGTCGCGGATCGTGTAAGCCGGTTGAAGGATGTCCGCCTGTCTGTTGAGGGTCGGAATGTGTTTCTTCCTGATCCGTGGATTGCTCGACCGATTTCCAACGACACTGACGGCTTGTTTCCGAAGCCGTATGGCGTGATTCAGTTCGACTTGTACTCCGAACCCGCCTAACCCATTTGCTTGAGCCCTGGTTGCCGACCGGGGCTTTTTTCGTGCCCGCATTCCCGCGGGTGGCCCGGTCCTGCGGGTTCTCCGACAGGACTCATAACTCAAAAGGAGAATCCCTATGGTTGCTGAGCAGGTTCCTGCTTCTACCCAGTCTGATGGCCGGTGGCGGATTGCGTTGACGACGCTCGAGGAAGACCCGCTGTCGGTCGCGGATCTCCTTCTTGCGCCGTTGCTGACGTATTCGTTCACTGCGGATGGGTTCAATCACACGGTCACGCAGGCGACGACTGAGGACAAGCGTCTGACGCTTGAGACGGACCTTTCTCGTCCGGGCAAGATCACCGAGACGGTTGAGGTGACGTATGTGCGTTCGTCTGACCCGGACTCGGCTCACGCCCTCTTGACCCGCGGTACCGAGGGGCATCTGACGGTGCGTCGCAGCATCGACAACGCGATTGAGTGGACTGCGACGACTCAGAAGGCGGACGTTATCACGTTTATCGCGGGTGTGCAGCGTCCGAACGCGCCGACCGAGAACGGCGTGGACACGATCACGCAGACCCTCTTTATCACCGCTCCTACGCGGTATGAGCAGGCGCTGACGGCCTAATCAAGCTGCCGGGGTGGGTTATCCCACTGGCCCACCCCGGCTTTCACTTTTCATCAGTGGGGTAGGTGGGGATTATGGGTTTTCTTGAGGATCTTGCTGCGGCTAAAGAGGCGTCCGCGACTGCTGAGCGGCCGAAGTCACCGGTGATCGATGTTGCCTTGAACGGCAATCCGTATGGGGTGGTTTTCTATCGTGTGCCGGCCGATGAGTGGCCGGTGCTGACGATGCACAACCCGCCTCGTGACGGGGCGACGCTTGATACACGGTACGGGTACAGCTTGGCAGGTGTTGCGCTCGAGCAGGCTCCGAAGCATGGTCGTCTTGTTGACGCCGGCCAGGAAGTCGAGTTGACGGCCGAGCAGTGGGCGGATCTGTTCGCTGTGCAGCCCGGTTCGGTCAAGCGGCTTCTTGAGGTCACGGTGTGGACGCTCAATGACTTCGATGTGGAGCAGGAGATTGAGGCTGCAAAAAAAGCCTCGCGGGCTTCGCGGAAGAAGCGGTCCAAGTAGCTCGGAAGCTGGGTGTTGCGCCGTCGCGGTTGCTGGGGCGTGTGCCTGCCGAGTGGCATGAGCACTTTGATGCGGACGGTAATCGGACTGGCGTGACTGTGGTTCGTCGCGAACCGGAGTTCACGGTGGATGATTGGCGGCTGCTGTTCGCTGCTCGTCGTGCCGAGAGCGAGCTTGGCCCGTATGGCATTCCGAACAGTGAGGCCGAGGACCCGGCGAACCAGTTCGCGTATGAGGGTTCTCGTCTACCGCGGGTGAATTGGGCGGTTAAGGCCGCAATGGACGCTCAGGATTCGTATTACAAGAACCGTCCGAAGGGTGAGTCCCGCAACGGTCACGTGTGGGCCCCGCCTAAGCGGAGGTCGTGATGATGCTGACGAAGATCCCGACGACCGCGGCGACGATCCCGGCGATTGCCATCCAGTTCTGAGGTCGCTCGTCGCGGCGCGCGAGGCCGATGTCTACTACTCCGGCGATGACCGCGATTGTGCCTGCGATGAGCGGGATGCCGGGGGTCGTGGCAATGAACCCGGCGATGAGTGCGACCGCGCCGAGTACGAGCGCAGCTAGAGGCGCTTCGCTGCGCTTTTTCGTTTCGACATTGCTCATGTGGTGACCGTACACCGCGCCTTGGTCGTTTGTCTCGGGGTCCGCCCTGATCCTTGGGAGGTTTCATGGCCGAGCGCAATACGAAGGTCACTCTCACTGCTGCTGTTGGGCAGTACGTCGCGGGGATGCAGAAGGCCGAAGAGGCTACGCGGAGTACTACGAACGAGGCGAAGCGGCTTAGCACGCAGAAGCAGGACTTTGATGCTCTTGGCCGTGGGATGGTCGCGTTTGGTGCGTTGACTGCGGCTGGTATTGGTGTTGCGGTTGCGAAGTTTGCTGACTTCGACAAGCAGATGTCGTCGGTTCAGGCGGCTACGCATGAGTCGACCGAGAACATGCATGCGTTTCGGAACGCGGCGCTCGAGGCCGGCGCGGATACGGCGTTTACCGCGTCGGAGGCAGCCAAGGGTATTGAGGAGCTGGCGAAGGCTGGCGTTTCGACTCGGGATGTTCTCGGCGGCGGGTTGAAGGGCGCGCTGGATCTTGCGGCCGCTGGCGAGATCGCGGTCGGGGATGCGGCGGAGACTGCCGCGTCGGCTATGACGCAGTTCGGTCTTGCGGGTTCCGATGTTCCGCATATTGCGGACTTGTTGGCTGCTGCTGCTGGTAAGGCGCAGGGTGGCGTGTCGGACATGGCTGCGGCTCTGAACCAGTCGGGTCTTGTGGCGTCTCAGATGGGGTTGTCTCTTGAGGAGACGACTGGTGCGCTGGCGTCGTTCGCGTCGGCGGGTTTGGTCGGTTCGGATGCTGGTACGTCGTTCCGTGCGATGTTGCTGCGGTTGGCGAATCCGACTGATGAGGCGAAACAGCGGATGGCTGAGCTTGGCATCGCGGCGTATGACGCGGGCGGCCAGTTCGTCGGTATTGAGAGCCTGGCCGGGCAGTTGGAGGACCGCCTTGGCGGGTTGACGCAGGCGCAGCGGAATCAGACTCTTGCGTTGCTGTTCGGTCAGGATGCGATTCGTTCTGCGTCGATTCTGTATGAGCAGGGCGCTGCGGGCATCGCAGACTGGACCGACAAGGTAAACGACGCCGGGTATGCGGCTGAGACCGCCGAGATGCGGATGGACAACCTTGCCGGCGATGTTGAGAAGCTTGGCGGGTCGCTCGATACGGCCCTGATCAAGACTGGCTCCGCAGCGAATGATGCGCTGCGCGGTTTGGTGCAGGGTGCTGAGTCGGTTGTTGACGGATTCGCGAATGCGCCGGCTGGGGTTCAGGCGACGACGCTTGCTGTGGCTGGTGTGGCCACGGCCGCGTCGCTCGCGGGTGGGGCGTTCATTCTTGCGGTTCCGAAGGTGGCGGCGTTCAAGGCTGCGGTTGCGACGATGACGCCTGGTGCTCAGCGCGCGGTCGGCGTATTGGGTGGTATCGCGAAGGCTGGCGGTCTGATCGCGGGCATGGGTGTCGCGGTTTCAATTCTTGACAAGTTGACGAAGGCTGGTAACGACGCGGCGATTGGTCTCGAGAAGGTGTTTGAGGCGGCTCGTCAGGGCGACGTGGATAAGGCGTTCGAGAATGTGTCGGGCAGCGTCAACGATCTTGCTTCTTCACTTGAGTTGCTCGAGGGCAGTTCGTTTGATTCGGTGATGGAGCGGTTTGGTGAGGCGATTGGTGGCCCGCTCGGGGTGACCGGTCAAGTCACTGAGGCGCGCACGGCTTTCCAGACTCTCGGTGAGTCTCTTGCTCGGATGGTGCAGGAGGGTCGCGGGGAAGAGGCGGCGGCGCTGTTTGATCGGATTCGGGATCGGGCGGAGCAGCAGGGCATCTCGGTTGAGAAGGTAAACGAGCTGATGCCTGCTTATGGCGAGGCGTTGTCTGGTGCTTCGAATGAGCAGGATCGTGCTGCGGGTGCGGCTGGTGCTGCGGCTGAGGGGATCGATGCTGTCGGTTCGACTGCGGATGCGGCTGGCGAGAAGGTGCAGTCGTTCGCGGATCAGATGCGGAACCTTGGGAATACGCATATCTCGCTGGAGCAGGCGCAGTCACGTGTACAGCAGGCTTTGGACGAGTTCGATGCGGCGTTGGGTGAGAACGGGGCGACGCTTGATCTGAATGAGGAGGCGGGCCGGGCGAACCTGGCCGCTATTCACGAGATCGCTCAGGCGTACAAGGAAGAGGCTGCGGCGACGGTCGAGGCGACTGGCAATCAGGCGGATGCTATTCCGGTGATCGAGGCTGGGCGTCAGGCCGTGATCAATGCCCGTATGGCCCTGGGCGAGTCCGCCGAGGCGGCTGGGTCGTATGCGGATCGACTCGGTCTGATCCCTGGGAACGTGCAAACTCAGGTGGACTTGCGGGGCACGGAAGAGGCGTTCCGCAAGGCCGACGAGATGGCCCGGAAGATCCGTGAGATTCCGAACTCGAAGACGGTGTACCTGTACATCCAGGAGCAGAAGCAGGCTGCTGGTGCTGCTCCGGGTGTGACGTTCGCTGGTGCGAACGGAATGATCCACGCGTATGCGGGTGGCGGCTTCTCGACGGGGATCTACAAGGGCCGGCCGGGTTCGATTCACAAGTTCGCTGAACCGGAGACGCGCTGGGAAGCGTACATCTCCGGGAAGCCGGGTCAAGAAGACCGGAACATCGGTATCGCTTTGGAGGCCCTGAACCGTCTTGGGTATCACGGTGGTGGCGCGCAGGCAGTGACGAATGTTGTCAACAACAACTTCAACGTTAGCCAGACCCCGATTCGGGATAACGATCCGTTGACGACGGCGACGGTGATGGGTCGTGAGTTCGCTAGAAGGGCGGCGGGATGACGGTCGTTTCTTTTGGCGGGCTGACGTTTGACGATTCGGCGCAGGCGGGGTGGACGTTGGCTCGCCTTCAAGGCTGGTACGACGCTGCCCCGTCTCGCCGTTCGGTTCGTGATCGTCCGCAGGCTGATGGTGCGTTTGGTGTGGATCGGTATTTTCGTGGTGCCCGGGTTGTCACGGTCGAGGGTTCGTATATTGGTTCTTCTTTGGAGGACGCGTATCGGGCTCGGGATCGGTTGGCGGCGTTGCAGGCGGATGGTCGTTCGTCGGAGTTCACGGTGAGTGACCTGTTGGGGGAGCGTTCGGCTGGGGTTGAGTTGTTGCGCGCCCCGGAGGCTGATGACGGTTTGTATCAGCCGTTTTTTCAGTTCGCGTTTGACGTGGTGGCGGCTGATCCTCGGAGGTATGGCCCGGTTGAGGTTGTGTCTACTGGTCTTCCGAGTTCGGGTACTGGTATCACGTATCCGATCGTGTACCCGATTGATTATGGTACGCCGGGTGATCCGGGCCGGCTGATTGTGTCGAACACTGGTACGCAGGAAACGACGTCGGTGTTTGAGGTGTCGGGTGGTTTGGATGCCGGGTTTGAGATTAAGGACATTGCCACGGGTCGCCGGTTGAGGTTTGAACGGTTGGTGCCGTTGGGCTCGACGGTTGTGTTGAATGCTCGCACGGGTCGCGCGTATTTGGACGTGCCGGCGAATGATGTGTCGGGGTTTCTGACTGTGCGTGAGTGGTGGTCGACTCCGCCGAGCGTGTCGCAGGAGATTCAGTTTTCGACGTTGGGGTCGACGTCTGGAACGCCGACGTTGACTGCTCGGACTCGTCCCGCTTACTGATCTCTCTTCTTTTTGTTCAACCGTCCTGCTGGGGCGGTTTCTTGTTGTACCCGCGCGGAGGTTTGCTGATGACGGCTATCGAATCGTTTCCTGGCCCTTCGGGGGTGGTGGATTCTATTGAGTTGCGGAAGAACCTCGCGGGCTTGATTGTGCGGAGCACATCGGGGTCGCCGCGTGCTGGCGTCTTTCCGCGTAATGCGAGCCCGCTGGTTTCTGCGACGGCTGCGACGGGGCCGATGACGGTTGATGTGTCTGCGTTTGAGGCTGCGTTGGTGCGTCAGGGTGGGCCGTTGTTTATGCAGAATGATGGCACTGTGTCGGTGACGATTGGTACGGCTCCGGTTTCGAACAGTCGTATCGATGTGGTGTATGTGCGGCAGAATGAGTCGGCTGCGCCGATGTCGGATGGTTCGAATACGCCAGTGATTGCTGTGGTTGCGGGTACTGCTGCGGCGACGCCGGTGAAGCCGACGATTCCTGTTGGCGCGTTGGAGTTGGCGACGGTTACGGTGCCGTCTGGTGTGACTTCGACGAACGCTGTGGGTGTGGTGATTACGCAGACGTTCCCGTGTACTGCCGCGTCGGGTGGCCTGGTTCGGTTTCGTGATCAGGCTGAGCAGGATGGGTTTGTTGCGACGGCTGGAACGTTGGGTTACCGGGCAGATACCGGTGTTCATTTGAAGAGTTCGGGTACTGGTTGGGTTCCGTTGTTTTCGCGGGGTACGTGGACTGGTGCGACGAATGTTGACGGGCTCGTCGTCATTGGGCACGGGTTGGGTGTGGTGCCGTCCGCGGTCGTGGTGACTATGCGTTCTATCGGGGTGACTGATCTGGTGGCGCGGATCATGGATGTCCGCCTTTACGACAAGACCACGACTCAGTTTTATGTGCGCAATTTCCGGCGCGACACGAATGCGTGGTTCCAGGACTACATTTCGTTCGACTGGATCGCGATCCCCTAAGGAGGCTGATCAACATGGTTAATGCACCGTTCACGGCGTACTCGGATACGCCGAATAAGTCGGTGCGGCAGGATGTTGCCCGCCGTGGTGTGGTGTTGCATCACGCGGCGATGACGTCGTTCTCCGGGTTGCGGCGGCTCGCGATGGGTGGGAAGCAGGTTTCTGCTACCGCGATCGTGAAGGACGGCCAGGCGGAAGTTCTTGTCGGGGATGAGTACCGTCCGTGGTCGTTGTCATCGGCGTACTGGGACTCGGCGATGCGGTCGGTTGAGACGTGTAACGAGTCCACGGATGGGTGGACGGTCAGTGACGCGTCGCATTGGACGTTGGCGCGTCTGGTGGCGTTCTGGGCGGAAAAGGACGGGTTCTTCCCGCACCGTGGTGGACACCCGTCCACGTGGACCGTCATTGGTCACCGTGAGGTGTACAGCATCCATGGCGCTTCGTACGCGACGGCATGTCCTGGGTCGATGGATCTTGATCTGGTTGTCGCTCGAGCGCAGCAGATTCTTGCCGGGTCGGACCCGGACGAGGAACTTATTGAGGAGGAAGACATGCGTTCTTACGCACGATTCATTACGGACAACCCGGCTGGTGCCTGGTGGGTCACTGACGGCCTTACCCGCCGTGCTCTGGCCTCTGGCGAGGCACAATTCCTCGTCGACATTGGGGTCGCGACGTTCGAGGAAGGCGACCGGAAAGTGAAGATCGTCCCCACTGAGTACTTGTCCCGTATTCCTGTCGCGAAGTAAAGGGGTCTCATGCTGCGTTGGTTCTTGGCTGATCTGAGGACCGGCCGGCAGATTCTTGACCTTCCGGTGGTTTCGGGTCGGTGGCAGCGGTTGTTGAACCGGCCGGAGACGCTTGAGTGCACGGTTGATTTGCGTGACCCGGATGTGCAGGCGTTGCATGTGCGGAACACGGCAGCGGTCGCGAAGACGATTCTTGCGGTTGCGGAGGGGGATGTGGTGTTGGCGGCTGGCCCGATCTGGGCGAAGTCGTATCAGCGGGACGATTCGACGGTTACGTTGTCGGCTCGGGGCGTGTGGTCGTACTACGATCACCGCCACATCCTGCCCTTGTTGGCGGCGACGCTGCCGGTGACGGACTTCACTGTCCCGGACCCGGATGAGTCTGGGAAGACGATGCCGAATCCTGCGGTGAAGACGTCGTACAACGGGTTCGAGTTGGGCACGATTGCGAAGAAGCTGGTTCAGCAGGCGCACGCGTGGACTGGTGGTTCGCTGCCGGTCGTGTTTGAGGCTGACCGGGTTGCTGCGGTTGATGACAACCACGAACGTAACTATGAGGGCTCGGATTTCAAGGTTCTGGGTGACGTGTTGCGTCAGTTGCAGGAGGTTGAGAACGGGCCGGATATTCGGTTCATGCCGCGGTTCACGTCAGACAAGCTCGGTATTGAGTGGGTGTTGCAGACGGGCACTGAGACGCAACCTTTGCTGTTCTCGAACGTTACTCATCGGTGGGATGCGACGGCGAAGGATTCTCCGGTGTCGAACTTCCGCATCGATGAGGATGGGTCGTCGCTCGCTGACCTGGGGTGGGTGACTGGTGGTCGTGCTGCGGATGAGGTGTTGGTGTCTCGCCGCTATTCGACTGGTCTTGTCGGGCGTGGTTACCCGTTGTTTGAGGCGTTGGATTCGTCTCGGTCTTCGGTGGTGAAGCAGGCGACGTTGGATCGTCACGCCGCGGAGTTGGTGAACACTGGTTCCGCACCGTTCGAGACCTGGCAGTTCGATGTCGAGGCGAACGTGCAACCGCTGCTCACCCAGTATTGGGAGGGCGATTTCATTGAATTGGATTTCCGCCCGTATGGGTCTGACGTGTATACAGCGTACGCGTTGGCGTCGGCTGGGGATGGTTTCTTCGAGGCTGGCGGGCTGTTCGAGACGCAGGAAGATTTCTACTCGCCTGGCGCTCTGGTGGAGGACCCGGACAACCCGGGGTTCTACATCAATGGTGCGCCGGTGCGGACTGAGGTTGCGGGTGACCCGTACTTGGTTGAGGGTGGCACGTTCCGTCAACGCATCATTGCTATTGGTGGGGATGAGCGTGGCGAGACGGTTTCGGTGCAGTGTGAGCCTAGGAGGGCCGTGTGAGCGCAGGTTACTCGCGGGGGCAGGGTGACGGTCTCGATAATCTGATTGAGGATATCCGGGCGATTCAGCGCAGGTTGCGTGAGCTGGAGATTCCGACTGGGACGCAGACGGCTTCGCTTGTGCAGCAGGTTCAGGCGAAGCTTGCGGAGTTGGATGCGACGGTTAACGCTTTGGTTGCGTCGGCGTTGGGAAACTATTATACGAAGGCTCAGACGGATTCCAAGGTCACTAGCCCGGGAAACATTGCGCCGGCAAACGTGACCGCCTCTGGCACGGTTAGTGGAAACTACGGCGGCAACTTTCCGGCCGGTCTTCAATCGACGGGTGCGTACAACACGCTCGTGACTGGTGGCGGCGCGTATGTTGCCGCGTGGATTCATAATGACGGCCGGATTGGTTATGCTCCGTCGTCTCGTCGGTTCAAGACAGGGTTTAAACCTGTGGCGCTGACCATCGAGACCGTGTTGCGGTTGCAGGGGTTTTACTTCCAGTACCTTGCGATGGCTCCGTACGATCAGGAGCAGCAGCGCGTCATGATTGGCCTGTTGGCTGAGGACACGCACGGTGCGGGGTTCCCGTGGCTTGTTGATTACGACGAGAACGGTGACCCGTTCGGTATCCGAAATGATCTGCTCTCGGTCGTGGTGCTTGAGGGCATGCGTGATTTCTTCGGCCAGTTTGTGGAGCTGCGGGATCGTGTTGGACGGCTCGAGCTGGCTGTTTAGTGCTGGCAGGGAACCTGGGTGCCGTCCTCGAGGACCTGGCAGATGGTGTGCGTTTGCGTGCCGGGCACTGGCCCGCTGTAGGCGGGCTCTTCGACTACGGGTTCCGTGTACACGGGTTCTTCGGCTTGTGATGCTTCCCAGGCGGCTTGTTCTGCTGCTGCTTGTTCAGCGGCAACGCGTGCAGCTTCGGCTTCCGCAGCAACGCGTGCGGCTTCTGCTTCGGCGGCAAGTCTTGCGTTTTCTGCGACAACGGCGGCGGCTTGTGCTTCCTGTTCGGTTGCGAGGCCGTTGGTGTAGGGGAGCGTTGCGGGGTTGACCGTGATGGCTGCGACGGTGGGTTCGGGTGCTTCTGCTGCTGCGCCACCGGTGAACAGGGTGACGGCTCCGAACGCGACGAGGGCGGTTGCTGCGATGACTCCCGCGCCGGCTGCGATCTGCTTCTTGGTCATGACACCAAGTTTAGGCGCATTTGATGGTTGTTCACCATAGGGGCTACCACTGAGTTAGGGGACCGTATGAGACGTGTTTGGGGTGCGAGCGTTTGGTCTCCGACTGGTGTGCGTCCGGAGGATTGGCGGTACCGCGGGTTGTTCCGCGTGGTCTTGCCGCTGACGGACTTGTTGTTCATGTATTTCGGTGTTGTTGGGTTTCATAACGGCATTGGGTCGGTGCAGGAGGCGGGCGGGCAGGCGTGGCAGGCGTGGTGGTCTGGCGGTATCGCGTTGTCAGCGGTCGTCGCGTTTTTCGGTGTGGCGTTCCCGGCGCTGTGGCGGATTGAGGTTGTGGGGAAGATTGCGCTGATTAGCCTCGTCACGTACTACGTCGCGTTGTTCCTGGCGCGTGGCGTGGATGACACGAACGTGACTGCCACGGCGGGTCTGATGGTGATTCTGATTCTGTTGCCGATCTGGCGTTTGGCGGATCTCGGGTATACCGCTTGGAAGCAGAAGCGGGGCGGCGCATGAACGAGGGTTTGAATGTTGCTGCGCTCGCGACTGCTGGTGTTTCTTTGTTGGCTGCGGTGCTGGTGTACGTGAATAGTCGTCGTGCGAATCGGACGAATGAGAAGAAGGCTGCGGCTGAGGATCACAACGCTACGTTCGCTTTGTCGTTCGACATGATGAAGTACATAGATCAGCGCGTTGAGGAGAAGGTTGCTCCGATTCGGCAGCGTCTTGAGGAGCAGGAGGCGCGGGATCGTACGCGGACGAATGCGTTTGTTCGGGTGTTGCGTGCGATTTCGTTTCAGTGGCCTCGTGAGCATCCTGGTCCGGTGTTGGACCCGGTTGATATTGAGTCGATTGAGGACACGATTCCGCCGCATTGGCTTCGGGAGGGTGGGACTCCGAAGCAGTCCTAATGCCTCGGAGTCCCGCGCCCCCGTGGGGGCGTTCTTACGTTATTGGTTTCCTCGTGTGGAGCACATCGGGGTTGACCCTGAATGGAGTGTGTGATGACTAGTGCGAAGGCTTGGGTTGCGGCGATTTACGCGGCGATTGGTTCTGGTTTGTCGGCGTTGGCGATTGTGTTGGTGGGCGATTTGACGTTGTCGGATTTGTCGCAGGCGCAGTGGTTGGCGATTGCGATTGCTGTGTTCACGAACTTTGGTGCGGCGTTTGGTTTGACGTGGGCGACGTCGAACAAGCCGGCTGAGGATGTCGCGACGGTGGTGTACACGTCGGGCGGTTAAGTCTGCTGTTTGAATCTTGTCCTGTTTAAGCCGTGCCCCTTATGGGGCTTCATTTGTTTAAGGGGAACGCATGGCGGACCTGATTCCGGCTACTGATGCATCGTCCTTTCGGTGGCCGCTCAAGGCGCGGGAGCGTCTTGCTTTGGACTTGGCGGACCCGGGTACGCCCGAGGGCGCGGTCCTTGCTGACGCAGTTGCTACTCAGGTGATTGCGCCGGATTCGCCTGCGGCTGAGGCGATTGCTGCGGCGACTTCGACGGCGGTCTCTGCTGCCGCTGATGCTGCTGCCGCGGTCGCTTCGCTCCCGGAACACTTGGATACCGAGGATGGCGCTATCGCCGCGCTTGTCGGCTCGACCAGCTCGCAGACAAGAGCAGCACTGTCAGACACGTACGCAGCTGCCAGGACCGTCGACATGCTCGCCGAGGGAGCCTCCGCAGACGGCATCACCGACGACCTCGCGGTCTTCACCGCGGCGCGAACGAAGGCCGGCGCGAAGGGCATCGTTCACTTCCCGGCGAAAAAGGGTGCGGCCTCCACCACATATTTCCTGGCCGGCGTGCGCCCTGACCTCTCCGGAACGCAGATCACGACCGATCCCACGGTTGTACTCAAGATGGACGCCTCGCCGAACCTCAAGACGTTCGGCTTCCTGACGGATGTGACGGTCGAGAACACGGCGCACAGCTCGACCCTTCGGAAGCGGCATGCGCTCGATCTGCCGGTGGCGATCGGGATGGCCGCGAACGTAAGGCCGCAGCAGGTGGACCTCACTGCGATCGACCTCACCACGTGGGAGTCGCTGGCGGTCGAGGGCTCGGCCCTGGGTGTTCGCACGTTCGGCACGTTCACCGGCACGGTGACAGCCGATCAGGTTTCGTGGGCGAGCGCGTTTGCGGCGGGCACGCAGGGCAAGTTCGTCGTCCCGCAGCTCGGCGCACTCTATGAGGCTTGTGTGGAGACGACGAAGGCGGGCTCGAACACGAACAACGATACGGCGGGGATCATGATTCTCTCGGCCGACAACCACAGCGTCGATGTCCGCATGCCTCGGAGCGGCGTGAGCCCGCTCATCATCGGTTCCGCGGACTTCGCGACCGGTGTTGGCGGGACTGGAATCACGCTTACGCTTCCTGGCCAGTACGGGCTCCCTTCGACGTCGGGCGGCGTGAACGTTGGTGTTCGGCTGTTGGGCGCGCGCGAGGCCGAGTTCTACGCGAACGGACGCATGTTCTACCGCCTGCGCACGCTCAAGGACATCGCCAAGGTTGGATTCGTGGCCGCGTTCCCGGATTCGAATCTCAAGACGATTCACCACGCGGTGTCCTACGGCACGAAGTTCGTGCCTACGAGCGCTCGGCGCTGCACGGTATCGATCGTCGGCGACTCGATCAGCTACGGCGCATGGACGCCGATCACCTACGGTGACCTGCTCCCGATTGCGTTCGCCGGCCTCCCCGGCGGTGGCGGCGTAAACGTGCGGCAGAACATCGCCGTCTCCGGGAGCACCGCGCAGCAGTGGGGCACCGCGGGCGGCACGCAAGACATCGCCACGAAATCGTTCGCCGGTGATGACTACGTTCTCGTGATGCTCGGGACGAACGATGGCCAGGCACTCCGAACCGTCGCTGACTACCTGACGTACGTGGCGTACATCGCTGCGAAGATCATTGCGGACGGGTCCCGGCCAGTGTTCGGTCAGTTCCCGCTCTGGTGGTCTACCGGAGCGACCGGTGTTCCCGGAGCGCCAGGCGTGCAGAACTCCGGACGTGCGGCGTCGTTGCGAGCAGCCCTCACGAGCTTCTGCGCGAAGAACGGGTACCCGCTCGCGCTCGTCCAGGAAGCGATCGGCGACGTGTACGAGTGGCTTCCTGACAATATCCACCCGGACGAGCGCGGGCAGGCAGCGGTGGCTCGCGCGTTCGCTCAGGCGATTGCTAGGGATCGGATGCGTCAGCTTCCTGCCGGGTAGCTCACCATGCGGCGCGGTTCATGTACGCGGTGGCGCACTCGTCGCTGCACTCGAAGATCCGCGCGGAGCGGGCTGCGGGCTCCATCACCCGTCCGCACTCGCGGCACCGGCGGGCACGCGGTTCGTGCAACCAGCGCGCGAGCCGTACGATCGGAGTCTCACCCATGCGAGCAACGTAGCACTTGTCTGCACATAGCCCGACGCGCGAGCGCCCCCTCTCACCACCGTGAAGTGATGAGAGGGGGCGCTTCTGTCGTTTCCAGTGCGTTTCTAGTGACCGTTTCCAGTAGGCCACGGGTTGGGTGCGAATCCTCCCGGCCCATGCGAACCGATGTACGCCGTGTGCACCTTCTCCACCGCAACCCGGAGCGTCGGGAACACGCCCACGAGATCGTCATGCAACCATGCCCGGTAGAACCGTTCCCCACCCTCTGACACGATCCGCACCGTCCCGTACGCGCCGCGCTGATCCGTCAACGTCCAAACGCCCGGAGTGCTCTCTACACAATCCAGCAACGGATGCCACACACCCGCATACAACCACGCACCACCCACAAGCTGCACGGTTATGGTGCCAACACGTTCAACTCCACATCGAACGCGCGGCACATCAGCACCGCCTCAGAGAACCGCAACACACGCCGCCCGTTCTCCACACTCGAAACCGTCGTCACGTACCACGACAACGACGGCCGCAGATACCGGGCGAACTCCGCTTGCGTCATCGCTTCCTGTTCACGGAGGGCGCGCACACGTTCCCCGATCCGGTGTTCTATGTCGCCTTGTACACTGTTCATCACCGACTCCTCACTCGAGTTGGTCATGCCCCCGGCCCTGTTACCGCAGGGTGCGGGGGTCCCTTTTCTGTTATCGGTTCAAATGGTGCGCTGATTGGATGCGATCCGAATCAGTGCAGGCACTGACTGGGGGACCGACGTCGATAATGACGTATACCAGTGTGACGTCAATATCGAAGTCAAAGGCGAACCCCGTCGCCATTACACGCCCTAATGGGTGATCCGCTCGCCACTCGTCAGCTCGCGCACCGGATCAGGCACACCCGCCATGATCCGATCCAGCACGTTCACAATCTCAAGATCCGCGCCCGGTGCCATATGCCCGTACACAGCGACGGTCGTCTCGATCTTCTCGTGACCCAACCTGCGCTGAACCTCAGTGATCGGCGTACCGGCAGCCATCAACCATGACGCGTACGAGTGCCTGAGGTCGTGAATGTTGGGGGTCTTGTCGATACCGGACCGTTTGACGGCAGGCTTCCAGATCCGCGTGTTGAACATGCCGTACCAGAGCCGCCCACCCTCACGACCCGTGAACACCAGATCATCGGGTGCACCCCTCGTCGGCAGGTACGCGACCACCTTCTCGGACAGGGGGATGCTGCGGCGACCCGCTTTGGACTTCGGCGGACCCAACACCGCCCTACCGTCAACACCCTTCTTCCACGCCTTGTTGATGCTGACGTGTGGGGGCCGGCGCGCAAGGTCGATGTCAGCCCACGTGAGCGCGGTCGCTTCACCCCAACGTGTCCCGGTGTTCGCCATGAACACGACCAACGGTTTGTAGTGCTCAGGGATCTGCTCGAGGACCTTCACGTACTCGACAGGGGACAGGAACACGCCTTCACGCGACTGTCCGGCGGTCGTCTTCACGCCACGCACAGGGTTAGTGGGGATGTGTCCGCGTTCCACAGCCGCCTTGAAGATGTTCGACAACAACGCCTGATAGTTCTTCACCGTCTTGGCAGACACCGGAACGTCAGGCGCATCTTCCTTCTTCCTCCGTCCGGACGGCTGCGACTCGACCCACTGGACCCACCGCCCAACGTCGTCGCGGGTGATCGTGTTGATGGGGTACTCACCGAAGAACGGCCTCAGGGCGCGCTCGGCGATGCGTTCGTAGCCGTGGCGGGTGCCGGGTTGGATGCCGGTGAGGATGCCTGATTCGGGGGAGAGGTATGTGTGCACCCATGCGGCGAACGTGGGTGACGCGCCTACGTTCTCGTCGCGGCGTCGCGCGAGGACTTCGCGTGCAGCTTTCCCCCCGACGCGCTCAACGAGCTTGGCGTAGTTGTCGCCGCCCTTTTCGTCGTCGAAGGTGTCGGTCACTACCTTGCCGTCGATGCGGTACTGGACACGCCATACAACTTCACCGGACTTCTTCCGGTGCGGGGTCGCCCTAGGCATTGCGCCACGTCGCGGCGTAGTTGTGAAGCGCTGCGACGAGACGTCGATGCTCATCTCGGTCGTCGTCGTCCATTGCGTAGGCGTGCGCCTCGGTCGTTGCTACTTGCAGCTCCGCGAACTGTTCGATCACTGCGGCGGCGACCTCTCGGAGCGCTGCTTTGTGCGCGTCCCGGTGCTGCTGATTGGATATCGGTTGCGTCGCGTTGTACGCCGAGTGGTAGGCGCGTTGCAGAACGGCCAACGTAGCGTCAGGTGCGGTCATCGGAACCTGCCTTCTGGCCCGATGTAGTGCCGTTTGTAGTTTACGGCGTTTGAATGGGCCTACAGCCCTTATTTTACATGGGGTGAGTAACGGGGCTTGAACCTGTAGGTCAGATTCCCAAGATTGGTGCCCGTTTTTGCCGTCTGATCTGGTGATAAATCCAGCAAATTGATTCTATCGTCCGCGTGTCGGATGTGGCAACGTCTTGGTGTATGTGGCAAGAAATGTGGGGGTGATGTAGTGCAAACTACATCCTGACGCTAGGTGAAACTACCAAGACGTGGGAGAATGGCATCATGACTGATCGCGATATGGCCGAGGAAGTACGAGAAGCGGCGTACGAGCGGTACGTGCGCGAGGCTCGCGAGCTGATGCGACGTGGTGACGAACTCCGCGCTGGTGGCGCACGCGGACACGACACTCCCGTGATGCTCGATCCCCGTCGGTTCCTTGAGGTCATCGAATCCGCGAAAGCCGCTGGTGTTCGTGAAGGCATCCGGCAAGCCCGCGAAGCGATCGAAACGGCGCGGCCGACGACGTTCAACTTGAACTGGGGATGGCGTGCAGTATCCGAACTCGAACGCGGCGAAGATCAGCCAAACTAGCCGCCCTCTTCTTCTTGAACCCCGACTCCTACTTTCCTTGTGGGGTCGGGGTTCTTCTTTCTGTACTCGAGCGCACGCCGGTTCAACTCGCCCGTCAACACCTCCAACGGGGCATACCTCACCAATGCGTCATAGTTGATCGAGCTGACCCGCTCATCCTCTAGGAAACCCCACACAACAAGCGCTTCGATAGGGTCGCGTCGTTGCTGCACTGTAAGATCCCAAAGGGCTTGCGCGGGCATACCGTTCCGCAACCACCGTTGAACGGTCGTGTGAGACACGCCGGCCACCCTCGCGACGCCGCGAATGGTGTCCTGTCCGGTTGCTTCTTTCAACCAGCGCCACCGTTGCCCGTAAGGCATTGCCACCCACCCCCTTTAGTGGGTCACGGTTTGCGTGCCACTTCTGTCCGCTTATGGGGGGACAAACGAACGCTATTCCGGCGTGTCGCGTGCCAACAAGGGATTGACCCTGCTACATGTCGGCGGCTCGGAATATGGTTCAAATCACAACCGAACATACATGCGAATACAACTGGTTCGCGTGTGGAGGCGATGACCCTACTTACCACTTCCTTGGGGGGAACGATGAGCAACCTGTGCGGCAACGGGGCCCAATGCGAGCAACACTGTCCGGTTATGTTGTTGGGGCGTGTCTGCCCTGACCCAGTGCAGCTCGTGCAGGAGATCCTTGACGCTCAGTTGCCGTCTGTCGCGTAGAGCCGCTTGCTTTCCTTCTCGACGTACCGTGCGTAGACAACGAAGTCCACGCCGATTGCGTTGAGTGTGTTGATGACGAGAGGCGCGTCTAGGACGGCATGCGGTTTGCCGTTCAGCTTGTTTGAGAAGGTGTCTTCTCGTTCGCCAACCGCGTCGGCCACCACTTTCTGCTTCATGCCCGACTCGCGGATGAGTCGCTTGAGCACGATGCGGGGCGCGTCTGGGTGAAGGTTCGGGTTATTCACGAAAACCAGCGTATTGCTAAATGTGGCAAGAGTTGTAGGCAATATCACAAAGATCAGTGCTAGCACTTAGGCTTCCACGAACCTGAGGTTTGATCCAAGAAATTGGCAATTTCGCCTAGACATGTGGCAAGTCGTGGGCTTATCTTTGCGATATGGCAAAGTTCCCCATCAGCCCAGAGCTGATCACACAGGGCATCCGGGGTCGCATCGACGCGACCCTCACAGCCCAGGGGCACAACCTCGACTGGCTGGCCGGCGAGGTAGGTGTCTCAACCCACCGGCTACTGGCCGACTTCTCAACCGGCCCCAGCTTCGGTCTCCTCTGGGACACCGCTGAGGTGTTAGGTGTTCCGCTCGAGTTCCTGGCAACAGGGGCCAAGTCGTGAACGCCACACAAGAGCAGCCGTTGACCGTCAGTGAGATGGCTGCCTACTTGAAGAAGTCGGCCTACACGGTTCGCGAGTACGCCAAGGCTGGGACGATCCCGGCGCACAAGCTTGGCGGGACGTGGACTTTCTATCTGTCCGAGTTTCATGAGGCCCGCACGAAAGCTGTGGTGGACCCGTGGGTTCGGAAGGGGCGTCGCGGTCGAGCCGCTTGACGCCTGAGCAGTAACCCTGCGCGTCCGTCCACGGAGTGGCCCGGAACTAGAGCTTCTTGAGAGAGAGAAGCCGCGGACGCAATGCAGGGACAACTCCATATTGGAATGCTTCACAACTGGTGGGGCGTACTGGTTGAGGTGCGGGGCGTCGTGGTGGACGCGGCCCGTTTCCCAGTGCAGGTAGTGCAGTTGACTTGGCGGTCGCTGACGACACTACCGATGAATGTTGCCGCACGGCAATCAGGGTTTGCCCTGAACCGTGCGAAGGCAGATAGCTACGGCGTCACTGGTCGCTCATTCCGAACTACGAAATTTCGCGGGGTTCAACTACCCAATTTCGTTCGGTTCGGAGCTGGTGGTCGCTACACGGTCGTCAAGCGCATAGAGCTGCGCGGAGGCGACCAGGAACGGATCTGCGTGTGTAGGTGGTCTACACGGTGGCGTGACTAGCAGACACCGGGTTGCGAGTACCCGGCACGCACGAGCAAACCGCTCAAAGACGAAAGGTGGGAACGGATGGACAGGGGCTTCGGCGGAATCGGAATCGTCATTGGACTTGCAGTAGCAGGCGTCGTGATCGCAGCGCCGGTGTACGGCATCGCGTGGTCAAACACGCACAACACGGTCACTTGCACGGTCGAGACGAAAGACCGAACCGCGAAGGCGAAGGGGGGCAGCGATCAGCGGCTCTACACCGACTGCGGCGTTCTCGCGGTGGCTGATGACTGGATCAACGGTCAGTGGAACTCGAGCGACCTGTACGCGCAGATCGATGAGGGCGAGACGTACATATTCGAGACGGTCGGTTGGCGTAACGGGCTCCTCAGCGCCTTCCCGAACGTCGTTCGAGCAGAAGCCGACTGACTTACCGGCGCGACTAGCAGCCTCCGAGGTGCAAGGCCTCGGCGCGCACTCACGGGCGCACCCATTCGGGTGCGCCCGACTTCGTGGCTGCCGTAGACGCGACGGACACGCCGTCTCGGCAGCGGCAATACGCGTGGATGGTTGCGAACTATCCAGCGGACCAAATCACCGATGACTGGGTCGACGCGGAGGGGTTCTCTTTCCACCGCGGCGAATTCTCCTGAAAGGAACGACTGATGTTTGAGAAGAAATCGTTGGCGGCGGCGAATGTGTCCCCGTTTCCCGAAGCGTCGTGGTTGAACGACACGGAGATTACGCCGGACGTTCGTGAGCGTGCGCGGCTGGTTGTTACGTGGTTCGGGGCGGCGGACTGCCTCGACGCACTCGGACTGGCGGACTAGTCATGTCGTGGGGTGAAGAGTGGCCGCGTCATCGTGCACGTCTGATGGCGTCCACGATGCAACCCATTGATCGGCAAATACATGACGAACAGTCGTGGCGGGAACTCAATGACTACTTGAGTGAGCTGAACGACCACAACGACGAACTCAAATGCGACTTCCCCGACAACCACGAATGCGGACCTGCAACGCACCGGTACGTGTCCTGCAAGTTCCAGTTCAACATTTGCGATGTTGTCGCGGCGAACCGGCGGGACTACATGTCGAAGGAACGCGCACGGTGCCAGGACTGCTGGGTACGGTGCGCCGACTGCTGGCGAGTCTGGCCCATCTGATGGGTACTTCTGGTGTGTGGCGGTCAACGGTCGCCCTGTCCATTAATTGCACGTGCGGCTGGTCCGGTGTCGTTGACGCAATCGAGGACACCGAAGACATGTCGCTGTCGTACACGTGCGCCGGCTGCGGCTGGACCGAAACCGAAAGGTACTGAACGTGATCAAGACGATTGACGAGCTGCGGGAAGACCTCATGTTCGTCGACATGGACCTAGAACAGATCAACGAAACGATCGAGCACCACCAAACCGAGGTAGGACGAGCGTTGGTTGAACGCGTCCAACTCTGGGTCGAACGCGACCGGCTACGACGCGAACTCATCGCAGCAGGCGGAGAAGCATCATGACCCGCGACGACCTCAACGTGTGCGGTGTCGGTTTCGCTGGGTTCCTCATGACCCTCACCTGTACCGGCTTACAAGTCTGGCCCGGTGTCCTCCTCGGTCTCGCCCTAATCGGCGGGGCCGTTTTCATTATCGGAAAGGCGACGATCCATGACCCGCAATAGGTCATCCGCGAAGAAAGCCGGCTCATGGTTCGAACAATCCATCGCCGACTACCTCAGCTTCCAAATTGACGACCGAATCGAACGCAGAGTGAAGAACGGCGCGAAAGACCGCGGCGACATCTCCGGTCTCCGCGTACTCGGTAACCGCGTCGTCATCGAAGCGAAGAACTACGGCGGACAAATCAAAGCCGCCGAATGGGTCGCAGAAGCACACGCCGAAGCGGGCAACGACGACGCCATAGCGGGTCTCGTCGTCGCCAAACGACGCGGCACCACGAAGGCGGGGGAACAGTGGGTCCTCTGCACTCTCGACGACCTGATTGCGCTTATCACAGGAGACAGGCCATGAACGCTGACGTTCTCCACCTCCACGAACACGGCCACACCCTCATGTACACCGGCGACTCACTCAGTGCCTACGCCGAATACCGGCGACTCAAACACGAATACCCCGATCAACGATTCACCATCCGACAGAAAGGCATCCGATGAACACGAACGGTTGCAACGTGCACATCATCATCGGCGGTGCGTCATGAGCGCGTACAGCAGCGGCAAGCACACCGCCGTCACGGCAGACCCTGAGCCATGGCTCGGTGCGGACGGAAGTCGCCGCGCGCGGTACTCGCGGTTCGCGCCGCAATACCTTCCCCGCCCCGAGTACGCGCGCCCCCTGACCAATCCCGCGAACTCGTGGTTGGGCGAATTCCGAAATGACTGGGAAACGAACCGGTGGTTGGGAGACGGACAGGGCCAGATCCGTGTGTGGATCGGAGGCATGCGAGACCTGACTGACGACAAGTCGGTCCACGCTCGCCGGGTACTCGAACGATTCGCACGGATATTCGGGGGTGTCTCGTGACCCCGGTTGAGAAGCCCGGACCGTTCGATCAGGTCGAGCCGGTGCCGTACCTCGAGTGCATGGTGTGCGACGAGCCGGTCGTGTTCAACGACTTCCATGGGTGCTGGTTCCACGACGTGTTGTTCCCGTTGTTCGCGACTCGAACGCATGGGCATGTTGCGGAGCCGAAGCCTGAGGATCTTGAGAGGTGGGGGCTCGCATGACCCCGGTTGAGAAGCTACAGGCCGCAATCGACAAGCTGACGATGCTCAAAGAGCAGAGCACGCCGCGGTGGGCACGGAGCCACGACTACACGGCACCGGGAGAGCTGGCACTGTGCTTCCACGACCTTCTGGACGCGGATGCGGAACTGGTGCTGACGTTGCATCGCACGATCGACGCACAGCTCGCGATCCTCCGCGACGCGGTCGAGTTCGGCAAGACGTTCGGGTACGGCGAATCCGGGTCACGGTCCTCACAGATCGATCACTGGTTCGAGCTTGCCGACGCACTGTTGTGGCCGGCTCATGAGTGATCCGAGAGAGGAGGTGGCGGTATGCGCCGGAAAGTAACACTCCGAGATGAGTTCGGTGACACGCACTACGGAACCGAGCACCCCTCCGAATTCAGCGACCTTCCATCCATGATCACCGTGAACGGCACCAACTGGTGGCCCGAAACCTGGAGACGACACGGCTGGTCAATCATCGCAACAGGGGACTGGGAAGAATGATCATCCACGGAATGACAGACGCCGAATATCACGCGCGCCCCGAGCTCTCGAGCACCGGGGCGCGTTTGCTTCTACCGGAGTACGGCGGATCACCAGCGAAGTTCAAATACCGGCAGGGCAAGGAGTTCAACACTCCCGCGTTCGACCTCGGCAAAGCAGTCCACGCCCGTGTACTCGGCGTTGGCGCACAAGCCATTGCCTACCCCGATGACGTGCTCGCGGCGAACGGTGCCGCGTCAACCAAGGCCGCGAAGGACTGGGCCGAACAGGTGCGCGCAGAAGGTCACGTGCCCATGAAAGCGGCCGACCTGCAACCCATCGAAGACATGGCCGAAGCCGTACTCGCGCACCCCGAAGCACGCGAAGTGCTCGAGACCGTGACCGGCCGCGAAGTCAGCATCTTCGCGGACGTTGACGGTGTACCCACGCGGGCACGATTCGACATCTACGGCAACAACCAAGGCGGAGACGTCAAGACCGCCGTAGACGCGTCCCCCGAAGGATTCAACCGGGCCGTCGCGAAATACGGGCTACACGTACAGGGCGGCTGGTACGACGCAGCGCACACGGCCGAAACCGGGATCGCACTCGACGGCTTCAAGTTTCTCGTCGTGGAGAAGACCGCACCCTATCTCGTCGGGGTATACGACCTCGACGCACAGTGGCGCGAAATCGGCCGCGACCGTGCACAGGTAGCACGCGAAACGTGGGCCGAATGCACACGAACCGGCACCTGGCCCGGGTACGCATCCGGCACCCTCTCATGCCCCCCATACGTCGTCTACCGACACGAAGACACCTACGAGGAGATCCAAATCTGATGGAAGAGACCGACGAGCGCATTGACGCATGGAAACAGATCGCTCGACACCCCTTCTTTGCTGAGTGCTACGCGGAGGAAGCGCCGCTGATCAACTCAATGCTCTCCGCACTCGATGCACAGGTGGCAATGCCGAAGGAGGCGTCGGAGAACACCCAGGCCGAGGAACCCGTCGAATGGCGAATCCTCCGCGCATTCAGCAACGGGTTCAACGAGGGTCTCCTCCGCGGCAAGGAAGGCAGGTTCGACCGCTGATGGACATCGCAGACACGATCATCGCGAACAGCGACCAAGTCAACGCAATCGACCTACTCGCCGGCCCCGTAACCGTCCGCATCACGAACGTCGAGCGCGGCAACAACCAAGACCAACCAGTATTCATCCACACCGACGCATTCGAAGGACGCACCTACCGGCCGGCGAAAAGCATGCGGAGAGTGCTCGTCAAGGCTTGGGAATCCGAAGCCTCAACATGGGTCGGGCGTCGCATGACCCTGTTCAACGACCCGACAGTTAAATGGGCCGGCCAGGCGATCGGCGGAGTGCGGATCTCTCACGTGTCGCACATTTCCAAGCCGCTGACGGTTTCGCTTCCGGTGGCGCGAGGAAAGTTCGCCCCATGGACCGTGCAACCACTCGCAGCCGCTGACTCGGCTGACGAGTGGATTGCCTCGTTCAACGAAGCAGCCACCGTCGCACAGTTGCAGGCCGCATGGGACGGCGCAACCAAAGCCGGCGTGACCAGCGATAAGCGTGTCGTCGCGGCGAAGGACAAGCGGAAACAAGAACTCGCATGACCGACTGGGAAGCGCGCGCCGAATGCCGCAAACACGACCCGGACAAATGGTTCTCCACCGAACCGCGAACCATCATCGAAGCGCTCGACATCTGCGACACGTGCCCCGTGAAAACACTCTGCCTCACCCGCGGAATGCGTGAACGATACGGCATCTACGGCGGCAAAACAGCAGCGTCACGCGCACGACTCAGGCGGACCCAATGACCGTTTTCTACCTCACATCAGGTGACTGCCCGAGGTGCGGTCACTGGGCCGGCGAAACGGTCGTGTTCTGTCAAGGGTGCCGGGTTGAGTCCCGCGAAGGAGAAGCACTATGGAGGTGAGCTAGTGACGTGGTTCAAAGTCGATGACGGCTTCTGGTCCCACCCGAAAACGTTGCAGCTCACGCCCTCTGCGGTCGCCCTGTGGGTTCGTGCGGGGGCGTGGTCATGTCAGCACCTGACGGATGGTTTCGTGCCGTCGTATGCGCTCAACCTTTTCGGTTTCGATGAGCATTCCGCTGTTGAGCTGGTCGAAGTTGAGTACTGGCACGAGGCGCAGGGCGGGTATGAGTTCCATGACTGGGAGGACTACCAGGAGTCGTCCGGCAAGGTGAAGGAGCGGCGGGCGAAGAACGCGGAGAAGCTGCGGAAATGGCGTGAGAAACAAGGTTCGAACGACGGCGGTAACCCGGTTGCAGACGAGGTTACGAACCCGGTTAGTAACCCTGCCCCCGACCCGACCCGACCCGACCCGACCAATAAACCTTCTTCTACGAAGAAGGTTGGCGCTTCGCGCCGCAAACCAGAAACTCCTATGCCGGATGACTGGACGCCGAAACCCGCGCACGTGAAGTACGCAGCTGATCGCGGTGTTGATGGCAGGCACGAAGAGGGACAGTTCCGTGCATGGTGCGCTTCGAAGGACATGCGCTACCGGGACTGGGATGCGGCGTTCCGTAACTGGTTGGGTCGTGCGAATCCGTCGAAGGTAACGCCGACGCAGAAGGCGCAACGGACCGTGATGTTGGCAACCGAACTGATGGAGATCGAGCAATGACGAAAGTCGCGTATTGGTACGAGGACGGCAAGAAGGAGCGCGTCGCGGAATACCGCGGCGTCGGACAGCTCAAGATCATGGACGGCGCGATCGTAATCCATGACGAGCGCGGGGAGCCGAGGCTGATCCTCGCACCAGGTGACTGGCATGAGCTTGTGCTTGAGGATGAGGACGAGTGAATAAGTCGGAGTGCGCGAAGGTGTTGGCGAAGATCCAGCTCGGAGACAACCGGCAAGTAGACGGGCTCACCCTCGAGGAATGGTTCGACACGATCGGGCACCTCGGATTCGACGACGCTGTTGCCGGGGTTCGGTTGCATCGGCAGGAGTCAACTGACTGGTTGATGCCGGCGCATGTGATCCGGAACGCGAAACGCGCGAAGGAGACACGGTTGCCGTTGCGTTCGATCGAGGCGTCCAAATACGAGTGCGCGGACCATGCGGGTTATCCGTTGCCGTGCATCAGGTGCGACGAGGAAGAGAGCCCGTTCTGATGAGGGTGTCGTTTGAGGTGCCTGATCCGTTGTGGTTCCGTCTCGCGCATACCGATATTCCCGGTCTGGTTGTTGGTGCGTTGAAGCGTGCCGCACACGACCCGGAAGGTTTCGCGTCGGTGAAGACGCTGCACGGTCAGGGGAAGTGTGACGCGGATATCGCGCGCGAATTGAACATGACGCCAGGGGCTGTTGCCACGGTGCGTCGCGGTATGGGTTTGCCGGCGAATCGCCGGTACGTGAAGAAGGAGAAGTAATTGGCCAAGGTTGAGTTCGAAGCGTTCATCGAGGATGTCCTGTCGGGTCAGTCGGGTGTGTTCGGTTTGAAGACCGCCGAACCGCACTCGAAGAAGGACGAGGGCGGTCGGTGGCAGACGGTTTCTCGTACGTTCCGGACGGTGAAAGCGTCACGTGATTCTGGTGTGTCGTTCGCGGGGTTCGCGAAGGGCGACAAGGTCACTGTCACGGGTTCCGAGAAGACCGAGGTTCGTGAGTGGC